GGGATGATGGTATATATATGCCCGTTATCGATCCTGATACTGGTGCCGTGGTAGATTGTAGGGACGAAGAACCCGAAGGTTGTGTAATAGAGTGCAAAAATTGTCCCGCTCAGATAGTAGAAAACAAAAAAACTGGCGAAGGAGTGGATGAGTTGGAGCAGAGAGCAATAAAAGCATGGAACAGGCGGGACGGCGAAGAAAATGACTAATCGTGACTACATAATGAATATATCAGTCAAAGATTTTATAAACGAATATTGCTTACTAGTTGGCTACACCGAAAAAGATTTTGTAAGACTAATGATCTTATTTAAAGCAGATGATGATAGAGTCAACAAATGGCTTAATAGCGAAATGATAGGTTCAAGGATATTGACAAATGCCGAACGCATTAAGTCTAGGAGTATAGAAGAATTGGCCGATTTTTTTAGCCGTGAAATTTTTAAAAAATGTGAGGATTGCCCTGCTTATATGTATTGCACTGGTGACTGTAGTTGCCAAGAAGCAGTTAAGAAGTGGCTTGAAAGTGAGAGTGAATAGATTATGCGATTAATAGATGCAGACGTATTAAAAGAAAAATTTCAAGAATGTATTAATAGTATCACAGTAAGTGACCCATTTATTACAGGGGTTAAAAGCGGCTATGAAAGTGCTGGATACTTGATTGATGAAGCCCCTACAGTAGAAGAACGTAAGCAAGGGCATTGGATTGAAAAAAACTTGGGCGGAAACACTTCAAGAACCTGTTCATGCTGCAAAACTTTGGTTTTCACAAACAGCACAACATTTAATTACTGCTCCTACTGCGGGGCTATTATGGACGGAAGGAAGGAGAATAGTAGATGACGAACGATAAAGCCTACTGCATACGAAGTAACAAATTTATTGATAAACCATTTACTAACACTGACTGCGACCGGCACGAGGAAAATGCACCACTTATAGATGATGGTGGTAGCAGCCGGCAGTGGGCTAGATTTGAGCCGATTTAGAAAGAAAAGCTAGAAGGAGACTGATATGCTAATAGAACAGTATATTAAGCATGTAGAGCGGTACTTTTGGGATCGTAAGCAAATACAAAAAGCTGTCGATGAGGAAAGAGAGCAGCGTACTGCAAGGAAAGGGCATACGGGCGGTGGGGGTCATGCTTTTATCAGTAATCCAACAGAAACAGCAGCATTAAAAAACATTGAACCAGTACGTATGATATCGTTTGGATATGGACCATATCAGTCGATAATAATGAATCCGGAGCTATGGCTTGAAGTTGTCGCAGAAACCTATAAGATACATGAAAACCAGCTTACGGGTAAAGCCATGTATCAAAAATATGAAAAAAGGAAGCCGATGAAAATAATTGCAGAATTAAATGGTGTAAATAGAGATACCTGCTATGAATTTCGTAAAGAGTTTCTCCGAGATGCTGTTGGTTTGGCATTGAAAAAAGGTTTGATAAAATAAAAAAGTTTCCGACATATTACCTGTTCTGATGAGTTAAAATAGTATTGTAAGTAAGTAGGCTTACAACAAGAGACGATCAGGCTTAGCGCTTGGACACTGCCCTGCCGTTGGGGTAATACAGCGGCTTATTTAATTGAGGTACTAACATGTTAAAGCAAACACTAATGTTTTTAGTAGCCCTAACCTTGATAGAGATATATTGGCAGGCTGTAGAAAAAGCTATAGACGGCTATGTAACAGCAGGGCCAGTTGATATTGTGATAGGGGTAACGTGGGCGGCAAGTGTGGTGTGGTGTAGTAAATAGTTGTTTAATCTACATAAATAATTTGCAGGCAAAAGCCAGGGAAAACACGGCAATATATATCAAAATTTAGCATATAACTTAATATAAAGGCACTTAACTTCGGTTAGGTGCTTTTGTATTTGCAAAGGTGGTGAAGGAGATATGGCTGCATTAAAAGATCCAAGGCAGGAGAAGTTTTGTCGGCTTATGGCTGTAGGTGGTAAAACGCAAGAGCAGGCAGCCATAGATGCAGGATATTCAGCGAAAAGTGCTAGGCAGGCTGCGTCAAGGCTGTTAACAAAGGCGCACATTGTTGACAGGGTAGCAGAGCTTCAAACTGTTACTGAAGAAAAAATTGCAGATGAACAGAAGGATATTATAGATGAACTTAGCAAATTAAGGAAGTTCTGGCTAGAAGTGATAGACGATAAAGAAGAGCGTATGAATAATAGGCTTAAAGCATCTGAGCTATACGGAAAATCAATAGCAGCGTTTGTTGAAAAACGTGAGGTCAGCGGTAAAGATGGAGAACCTATAACATTTCGCTGGGCTGGTGATGACGGTTGAAAGTAATAACGATACCATACAAGCCAAGACCTCTTTGGAAAGATATAATCCATCCTGCGCTTGATAAATACCGTTTCGCTGTTATAGTAGCGCACAGACGTTATGGCAAGACCGTAGGGATGATAAACGAATTGAGTAAGAGCGCTATTAAGAATACGCTTATAAGTCCTCAGTTCGCATACGTGGCACCGTTTAGGAACCAAGCAAAGATGATTGCCTGGAACTATTTGAAGTATTACACAAGCGCAATTCCAGGAAGAAAGGTTAATGAAAGCGATCTGTTTATAGAACTGCCGTCGAAGCATAAAAATGCTGTTGGGGCAAGGATATATATTATAGGCGCAGATAAGCCTGATGCCCTTCGCGGTACTTACTGGGATGGTGTTGTCCTTGATGAATACGCTCAAATAAAGCCTGAATTATGGGGCGAGGTAATACGGCCGGCATTAGCTGATCGTAAGGGGTTCGCATATTTCATCGGAACGCCTAAAGGACAGAATCAGTTTTATGACATCTACCAAAGAGCTCAACGCAGCGAAGAATGGTTTACCTGTCTTTATAGAGCTGATGAAAGTGGTGTGCTGGACGAAGCAGAACTTAAATCTATGATGGAAGATATGACGGATATAGAAATACGTCAGGAGCTTTATTGTGATTTTACTGCATCGGCTAGTAATGTTGTTATTCCTATTGATTTGGTTACGGCGGCAGCACACAGACTGCTTACAGAAAAAGATGTGCAGGGCGCTCCAGTTATTCTTGGTGTTGATGTAGCCAGATATGGTGATGACAGATCTACTATTTTTAAGCGACAGGGACTGTGGGTAGATGAGCCTTTAGTTTACAAAGGCCTGGACACTATGGATATGGCGGCAAGAGTTATTGATGCGATGATCAGATATAAGGCCGATATGACTTTTATTGACGCCGGCGTCATGGGTGCTGGAGTTATAGATCGAATTAAGCAGTTGGGGTACAACAATATCAGTGAGGTCTACTTTCAGGGCAATGCACTGCATGAACAGCGTTTTGAAAATATCCGTGCCGAGATGTATTTTAAGATGCTTGAATGGCTCAAGTCTGGTGGTGCTATACCTGATATGCCGGAATTAAAAAGCGAGCTTAGTATTGTAGAGTATAAGTTTAGTAAACATGGCAAAATCATTTTGCAGCCTAAAGAAGAAATTAAGGAAAAGATAGGTAAAAGCCCCGATCTTGCAGATGGCCTTGCTTTGACTTTTGCAAGGCCTGTTTATCCGAGATTGAAGCCTGGTGATCCTGGGTATGGCCGTAAGATGATGTGCAATACAGATTATTCGATATTTTAAGGAGTGATAGTATGGGAATTTTTAAAAAAGTATTTGGCGGCGGTAGCATTAGAATGCCAGAAGTTGTTGAAACGCCTCCGGCGCCTACTACGGTAACCAGTACAGAGACAGGAACAGAAACAGATCCGGCAAAGAAAAATAAAAGGCGTGGTTTTGCTTCTACTCAAGTGTCGTCTGATCGCAATACTATTGCAGGCAACGCTACTGGCAGAAAGACTTTAGGTTAGGGGTATTGAAATGGCTAAAGCTAAATTAAAGCAAAAAGAAATTGAAACTATAGCAGCACGAGCGCCGGCAGAAACACACCCAGCAGATGGGCCGTCTTTAAAAAGCCACTGGCCAGAGAAAAGAAAACTGATTAGAAAGATGAGAGATCTTTATGAAAAAAGACTTGATTATGAAATTCGTTGGAAAGCGATTAGAGATTATCAGTTGCCGTTTATAGGCGAATTCGATAATACGGCAGATAAAACTAATCCTGCCCGCAGACGTGATCTGGAAATTGCTCAGGGCGTTGCATGGTTGGCCGCACAAGTATTTGCTGCAGGCGTAATGAGCGGTTTAACCCCTCCTAGTCGCCAGTGGTTCAAATTAGGGTTTAGCAATAGTGCGATGAGTGGTGATATTGAAGCCACGAGAGTGTTGGATATCAGGCAAGAAATAGTATCTGCGGTGCTTTCAAAGAGTAATTTTTACAATAGCATACATTCGGTGTATCTTGAGTTGCCATTTGGACAATGCCCAATGGCAATTTTTTATGACCCGAGTACGGGTATTAGATGTGTACCTATGACTATTGGGACTTATGCTCTTGGTGTAGACGGCTTTGGCAAGGTGCAGACATTCGCTCGAAAATATGAAATGTCATTAGCACAGATAGTTGATTGTTTTGGACAGGAAAGCCTGCCTCAACATTTGCAGCAAGTAACTAATGGTACTGGACTTGATAAAAAGCATACTGTCAATTGGCTTGTGGAACCAAATGACAAACGTCTGCCAGGATATATGGATAGGTTGAATATGCCTTATAGGTCTGTGTATTGGCTTGATAAGTCGCAGGATAATGAATTCTTATACGTTGGGGGGTTTGAAGAATGGGCCATACCAGTTGCAAGGTATCTTGTAAACGGGCTTGAACCGTACGCTAAAGGGCCAGGTTGGTTCGCTGAAGGCGATAGTAAAGCACTTCAGACTATGAAAAAAGATTTGCTTACAGCTATTGAGATTGGGGTTAAACCTCCAATGAAAGGACCGGCTTCGCTGCTGAACAACGGTGGTATTAATCTTATTCCTGGCGGGATGACAGCTGTGGATGACCAGTCGCAGCAGTTCGTTCAACCGCTGTTCCAGGTCAATTTAGATATTGACCATGCTTCTCAGGAGATCATTCGCACGGAGGACGCAATCAAAAGGCACTATAGTGCAGATTTATTTTTGATGCTTGATAGTGTTGATAACGGGCAAATGACGGCACGCGAGGTCATGGAACGCACACAGGAAAAGTTGCAGCAGCTAGGGCCTGTAGTCGAACGGTTACAGGATGAGTTCCTAACGCCGATTATTGTTAGGATATACAACATCCTCGAAAGGTCTGGAGCATTCCCGCCGATACCACCTGAGATCCAGGAACGTATAAGCGATGAGGATATTAAAATTGAGTATATTTCCCCGTTGGCGCAAGCGCAGAAAATGAGTGGACTTGTTAATATCGAACAGGCTCTTGCTACTACGCTGCAGATGGCGCAGGCTTGGCCGGAAGTGCTCAAGAAGGTTGATCCTATAGGAACACTGTCCAAATACTTTGAAATGCTTGGTGCGCCGGCAGCAATGCAACGTAGCGACGATGATGTTAAGAAGCTTATTGAGCAAGAACAGCAGGCATTACAAGAGCAGCAACAGACGCAGGAAGCAATGGCTCTTATGCAGGCAGCAGCACCGGCAGCACAGGCGGCAAAGAACATGACTGAGGCTGCAAATGATGGTAACCCAGCTATGGCAGCTTGGTTAGGCATGGGAGGCGGCGCAGGTGAGGTATAAGAGTATTACAGATGCGGATAGCCGGCAAGCTAAATTGCAGGCGTTCTTTCAAAGAGAGCTTCGCAAACGCGATCAGGATGCACTATCAACTATCTTAAATAGCGAAAGCGGACGCTGGTTTTTAATGCGATTGCTTGATAAAACAAAAATCAATATAGATAGTTTTACCGGCAATTCACAGACCTTTTATAACGAGGGTATGCGAAAAGTCGGTTTATTAATTCTCGATGATATTAAGAGCCTTGGTATTTCTGGAGTAGAGCTCAAACAAAAGGCTGAGCTTGAATATATAAAAACTCAAATCAAAGCGCAGGAAATTGCTGCCGAACAATTGGAAGGAGACGATGACTAATGGAAGATGTAACTAACACGAGTGCCAACGATAACACGCAGGGCACTGAAGTAGTTGAACAGCAGAAAGAGGTTCAACAGGAGACACAGTCTGCTGATACCCTTCTTGGTGGTAAAGCAGAAACTCAACCACATGAAGAAGCTGAACCAATTGTTTATGACTTTAAAGAAACTATTTCCGCTATGGATGACTTTGAGTTCAGCCAGGAAGAGAGCGATAAGTTCGTAGAGGTCATTAAGGATATGGGGCTTAATAATGAGCAGGCTAACGCTATTGTTAAGTATGGCGGCGAATGGGGTAAAGGAATCGCAGAAGCTGCTATGAATGCTGTTATAGAGCAGCGAAATACAGAAGTTCAAAATTGGGGTGAGACTGCAAAGAAAGAACTTGGGACAGAGTTCGACAGTATCATTAGTCTTTGCGGTCTTGCGGTGGAACATGTAGAGAAAGCGGTTCCTGGTATCAGGCAGGCGTTAAACGAAACAGGCGCAGGTAACAGAATTGAAGTTATCCGCGCTTTTTCTATGCTCGGGAAGTTTTTGGAGAGTGACCCGGGTAAAGGCGCTGGCGCTCCTGCCGCACAGGGAAGCAGCCTTGAAAAATTCTATGACAAAACAGATTTTAGTAAATTAAAATAAGAGAGGATGAATGAATAATGGCAGTTTTAAATCAATTGGCATATACCTTAGCTGATTGGAGGGGAAGACTTGACCCTTCCGGAAATGTAGATGATATTATTGAGGTATTGTCTCAATCTAATCCAATTTTAGAAGAAATGACTTTTATGGAGGGCAATCTTCCTACTGGGATCGTGACTACTCAACGTACAAAAGTTCCTGAACCTTCTATCCGTCGTATCAATACTGGTGTTCCTTATAAAAAGAGCGGAGTAAAACAGATTAATGATACGACTACTTTATACGAAAATCGTAATAAGATGGATGTAGAGCTTTTGCGTTTGCAGAATGATCCTGCAGCTTTCCGTTATAGCGAGGATCTAGCATTTGTAGCCGGCTTTGGTGATCGTATTGCTAAAGATGTTATTTATGGCGGACTTAGCGAGGTTCCGGATGAATTTAACGGGTTCGATATCAGACATCGTTATTTTGGCAATGGTGATGATCCGACGGCTGAAGGCTATACTACTCTTAATGCTGGCGGCGGTACCAAAAATACATCTATTTATTTTGTAAATTGGGGAGAACGTACATGCTCAGGCGTGTTCCCTAAAAATGGTAGTGCTGGTTTGAAGAAAGAAGATCTTGGACAACAAACTACAATAGCGGATGACGGAACTGAATTTGAAGCTATGATTACGAAATGGACTTGGAATGTAGGCCTGACTATTCGTGATTATAGAGCTGTAGGAGCTATTCGCAATATTGATGCAGCACAGTTTGCATCTGCAACTTCTGCTCAAAAGCAGAAGATTATTGAGAATGTTATTCGCGTTCATGACCGGTTGAGAAATCCTGACAGTGTTATGATGTACTGTTCTCGCAGCATGTATACTCTGTTCAAACTGTGCTTGATCGATAAAAATAACGTTCATGTTGAAATGGAAACGCTGGCCAATGGCATTAAAGTATTAAATGTAGATGGTATGCGTGTACGTAAACTTGACTGCATTCGTGAAGACGAAGCTAAAATTGAAGCGTGAGGAGTGAAAAATAATGAGATTAGATAAGGAAAATATTTTCTTTGAGAAAACTGCTGCAGAATTAGTTGACGGTGTTCTTGGCGATATTATCGCTATGGGTGGCGGAGACAGCATAAATCCAATGTGGCTTTATGTAGGACCGAAGCTTGAAAGCGGCAGTGTTGTTTTAACCCTGGAAACTGCTGATGATGAAGCGTTCAGCGAGGCTGTAGCGCTGGGAAGCTTTACTCTGGACGACAATGCTCCTGTACGAGCTAAGGTGCCTTTGGGAGTAAAAGAATACCTGCGCATCAAAGCTAGTGATTCCAGCACTCCAACTAATGCAACTGCCGATAAAATTGTTGCGGCGCTCGCTGTAGATGTGGATTTTAAATGATTTTAGATAGTAATGGTAATACTGTAATGCCGGGTAGAAAGCTCGAAGATATGTCGGCCAATGAATTAAGAGCTAAGCTCTATAATGCCGATGTTAAATATCCGGCAAATGCCAGTAAACAAGATTTGATTAGGCTTATTAGAGAAAATATTAAATAACACCTATGTAGTCATGTGACGACTATGTACAAGCACTTAGGGACGTCTTTAAGGCGTCCCTATTTTAATAAAGAGGAAAATAACATGGAGGTGTTTCCGTGATGAATAATACAGATATTTGCAATATGGCCTTGGCTTATTTAGCTAAAGGCCGCATTTCTTCTATTGACGAGAATAACGAACTTGCAAGGCAGTGCAAGCTGTTTTATGACCATAGCCGAAAAGGTCTATTGCGTGAATATAGCTGGGGCTTTGCCAAGAGGATTATTAGGCTTGCAGAACTGGATGCTTCAAATCCCGATTGGAAGTATGTATATGCATATCCAGAAAAATGTGTGTGTGCAAGACGTATTTTTAATGAGAAAGAGACTGTAAACAGCTTGGATAAAGATAAGTATGATTTGTTTTTGATTAGTGATAATACGCAGGCTATAGGATGTGATGTGTACCAAGCATATTTGGAGTACACATATGACGCAGAGGATGCAGAGCTTTTCAGTTCTGATTTTGTTGAGGCGTTGGCGAGGATGTTAGCTTTTAATATTTGCTTACAGTTAAATGGCAATGGGACTATCCAGCAGACACAATATCAACTGGCACAGGCAGCTCTTAGCAGGGCAAAATATACTACGGCCGCTGAACGTCAGGATAAGTTGGACTACCCTGATAAATACTTTACTGCGAGGATGTGAACTTATGGCTAGAGGAAGTGGACCAAATCCTTTTTATGTACTGCAGCCGGCATTTACTGCAGGAGAGATATCTAATGCGGTAGCTAACCGCGTTGATCTGGATAAATATCAGTATGCGCTTTTGACTGCTGAGAATTGTTATATTCGCCCTTATGGGCCCGTGTATCGTCGCAGCGGAACTGTTTACTGTATTGCTACAAAATATGCTGATAAGAGATGTATTCTGGCGGGGTTTAATTTTACTGACGATATTAATTATTTGCTTGAAATAGGGGATCAGTACATCAGAATACATAGAAACGGGGAATATCTTGGTATAGAGATAGTAACTCCTTTTACAGAATCTGATTTGGAAAAATTAAGATTTGCTCAGTCTGCGGATGTTATATATATTACGAGCGGTAGTTATCCGGTGAAACAATTAGCAAGATACAGCGAAACGGACTGGAAGTTTGGCGATTTTGAAATTACTCATGCGTATTTTGAAGATGAGGTTATGATGGATTTAGTTGAGAGCGCTGTTTATACGTCTCCTGGTGATTATACGTATACAGTGCCAAAAGATGGCCGCTACACAATAGAAGTTGCAGGTGCTGGTGGCGGTGGCAGTGGTGTGGCAAGGAAAGCAAGTGATAAACAAAGCTCTGGCGGGACTGGCGGACGTGGTGGATTTTACAGTTTTGAGATAGATTTGACCGAAGGTGATAGTTTTCCTGTAACCGTAGGAGCCGGAGGAAAAGGCGGAGCCGTACATTATGGAGCCGGTTATGGTAATGCTGGCGGCAACGGTGGAAGCAGTAGTGCTTTTGGCTGGGTAGCGCAAGGCGGTGGAGGAGCTACTGCGGCTTATTCAGAAGAGCATGGAGCAAAAAACGGAAGTGATGGAATCAATTATGGCAATGGTGGCATTGGCGGTAAGAAAGGCGTTGCTTATGATGATAACAATCTTTCAGGGACAGATGGGGCAAATGGCTGGGTTACTATAGCGTTTCAGGATAATCCGAAGGTTACACCGTCCAGTACAACAGGTACTGTGACCATTACAAGCAATAGGCCTATTTTTAACGAGGGATTGATTGATGGTAATATTAGGCTGACACATGAGGTAGAATCGTCCTCGGTAGAATTAAATTTGAAAGACAATGCTGCAGGAACAACTGGAGCGGTTGTCGTTGGAGAAAGCTGGAAGGTTATTTCTGGTGGAACGTGGACTGGAAGTTTTCAAGTGCAAAAAAGTGAGGATGGTACAACGTGGAAAGAATATCGTAAATATTCTGCTACAAATAATTTTAATGCTACTGAAAGCGGTACAGTAACAGATACAACTTATTTGAGAATAGAAGCTTCTATAACAAGCGGTGATCTGACTGTTACGCTTACTGCACTGCCGTATACTAAAGACGGCACAGCTAAAATAGTTAGTTATATCGACGAATATAATATTAAAGCTATGGTAAACGAACCGTTTGGTTCTACAGAAAGTACTACTACTTATGCTTTTGGGGCTTGGAATAGCAATTTCGGTTATCCAAAAACGGTATGTTTTTTTCAAGACAGACTTTGCTTTGGTGGAAATAATAAAAGACCGTATATGGTTTGGATGTCTAGAAGCGGTGATTATCCTAATTTTGGCGTAGAAAAGGTCAGTGGTACAGTAACAGATGATAGCGCTATTGCCGCTTCGTTTATCAGCAGGAAACAATTTGATATTTTACATTTAATTCCGTCTGTGGATTTGCTTGTTTTAACGCAGGGCAATGAATGGATCGTTTCAGGGAGCGAGGTCGTGACACCGACGAATATCACACCGAAGATGCAAACTACCAGGGGCTGCAGCAATTGTGAGCCGCTTACAATTGGCAATAGAATTGTATTCGTACAGGGACGTGGTTCGACAGTGCGGGATATGGGCTACAGTTTTGAAACCGACAGCTATGGCGGTATGGAATTGACGATACTGGCGGGACAAATTATAAAGGGACTTTCGATTACTGATTCTGCTTATAAGCAGGAGCCGGACAGCATAATTTACTTTGTGCGCAGTGATGGTACGATAGCGTGTCTGTCTTACATAAGAGAACAGGAAGTATATGCATGGTCAAGAATTATTACTGACGGTGAATTTGAAGCTGTAGTGAACATTCCTGAAGGTGATGAGGATAGTGTATATGTTGTTGTTAAACGTGTGGTAAATGGAGAAACTGTCCGTTATATTGAGCGGTTTGACAATAACTATGACGGTGATGGTCCGAATGATTATGTAATGTTAGATTGCGCTAAAAAGTATGATATGGATGAGGCGACTAATATTGTAACAGGGCTTGGTCACCTTGCCGGCAATAATATTACTCTTTTAGGCGATGGGCGTGTATTGAGAAATTATAAAGTGCTTGATGACGGTACTGTTGAATTACCTATACAAATTAAACGTGCGGTTGCAGGTCTACCGTATACTATGAATATTGAGCTTCCTAATGTTGAAATTCAATTACAGGACGGAACTATGCAGGGCAGGTTTAAGCAGGTGTCAGAGGCGATTTTACGCATTGAAAATACTCTCGGAGGTGAAGTTGGTACTGAATTTGGAAATCAGGATGCTATTGCTTATGATGAATTTAGCGTTACTGAGAATATGAAATTGTATAGTGGAGATAAAACGGCAACTCCACCGGCAGGTGGGTTTGATCGTGATGGAAGACTTTGTATTACAAGTACTGAACCTTATCCGTTTAATTTGCTCAGCGTAACGAGGAAGGTGACTTTTGGTGGCTAAAAAGTATAAGGTCGAATTGGCTGACGTTGATAACGCTATTGGAATTGCTGTAGCGCTGCTGAAAGATTTGAGAGATAGTGATAGGCAGGAGCTGGAAGCATATGAGGAAGACGAAATAATGCTTGTTGCCGGTAGTATTGAAAATGCAGATCATTGTTACATTTATAAAGATATGGAAGATAACATTCTTTGTATTGTAGGATTAACTGAAATTCCAGGCGTTCAGGGTAAAGAGATTTGGATGTTGGCGACAAAAAGGATAAGCAGTTTCAAAAAAGAGCTGCTTATTTGCGTTGCCAGGCTTTTAATTTCAAAATGGGTAAAAGAATATGGACGGCTTTATAATTATGTTTACAGCGGCAATTCTGCTTCTATACGGTGGCTTGATAGGTTGGGAGCAATGTTCTTAGCTCCTATAAAAATAAAAAAGAACGGAAAAGAGTTTCTTCCGTTCGTGATTGAGGAGGGGAGTATATAAATGTGTTTATCTGTAGGTATGATGATGGGATTGACTGCTTTGCAGGGAGTATCGCAAATAGCTGCGACGAACCAACAGGCTAAAGCGCAGCAGGCTTATTACGATGCGCAGGCACAGGCTGCAGAACAAAACGCTGATATACAGGCAAAGAAGGGGGAGCAGATAGCGGAGCAGTACGCTTATGAGCAGCAAAAGCTCAATGATCGTCGTCGCCTTGTAGCAGGTCAGCAGGCCGCCGCATTTGGCGCAGCAGGCATCAGTGGCGATATGGGGACAGCTCTTGACCTTAGTGATTCCAGCTTTAGGGCTTATAGAAAAGACAGTAACCAGCTTTTGAGTAATCAGCGCAACGACCAATGGAGTAACTATCTTGGTGTAGTGAATTACAAGAACCAGGCTAACGCTGCAAGAGCTTCTGCTTATAACGTGAAACAACAGGCCAAGCAGCAGAATATAGGCACTATCTTGGGTACTGCTGCTGGTATTTTTGGCGCATATAAAAATTACGGCGGCAGCGGGAAAACAGGTGGTTCATCCAACGGAGGCTTTGTTTATCAGTCGCCTTATCAAAATAATTACACAAGTCCATATTCGGGCATCGCGCCACTTGGTAAATCAAAATATCCTTACTTCTAAACTTGCATTGGTACGAAATGTATTATATAATAAACGAAAAGAGATAGTCAGTGGTCGCACGCTGGCTCTCCCTCATAATCGTAAAACGTGAAAGGAAGCCGCGCGCCACTGGTGTTAGCGGCTTATTTCATGGCTATTTACAGCCTAAAATGACAATAGCTATTAATGTACTAAAAGCAATCATCAAAGACAACGCTTCATAAGTTGACAATAGCTATCACCCCCCGTAAGGGAAGCCAACACACTGACTATCTCGGACAACATTATAACATACCTTTAAGCGCTTAACAATTTGTTAAAGCGCTTTTTCTATACCTAAAAAGGAGGTCTAAACCTATGAAATTCAGTCAATATCCTTCACAGGTCAATCCTAATACAATACAGGGACAAGTACAGCGCCCGGGCGATTTAAACAGTTACGGCGGCAATGGCGCTGGATACGAGGCCATTGGTAGAGGATTGGGTGCGGTGAATGAAGCTTATCAGAAATTTATAGAAAGTGTTGATCAATCCAGAGTTGTAGAAGCTGATGCTGAATATGATAAACGAATTTCTGATTTGTTGTATAATCCACAGAATGGTTTAATGTACACTCAATATGCTAATGCAGAGGGGATTGCTGGTAAATTTCAGAGCGAGGAACAAAAAATAAGACAAGAGATTATGGGAAAATATAATTTCCGTCTTGAAAGAACTTCTAGCGTTTTTAATAATTGGGCTAATAATGATGCACAGAAAAGATTTATGTTGGTTGGACAACATGAATATAAACAGGTTGAAGCTAATAAAGATTTAGCATTATCAAATAATATTGATGAAAATTTTAATTTTGCAATGCAAAATTATGACAACGACGCTTTGATAAAGTCGGAATTTGATAAAAGCGCTACTCTTGTTATGGATAGATATAAAGGGCAAGATCCCGAGTTTATAAAAAGCGAAGCTAAAAGATTATTAGCTCCTAAAATGGCATCGCTTGTTGGAACTGCTTTAGCTAATGGCGATATTGACAGAGCTGGGGCGATGATAGAAAAGTGGGGAGCTTTCATGCCTGATGAAACTAGGCTTGCTTATTCTAGGATTGCACATGCTAGAAAAGAAAGAGAATACGAACATTATACAGGCATAACCGCGCATGAACGATTTGGTGATGATTATGAAGCTGCTAGGCAGTATATTTACGGCGATGCTTTTGGATATGATGGTGAAGCTGCTGTCAGAAGTGCAAGAGAAGATATTGGGAATAATTATGGGACTAACACATGTACAATAAGAAGTAATAATTGGATTGCTGCAGGTGGAGGTAAGGAAGGTAATACTTGGGCTCCTACACAATTTGAAGATATGAAAGATGCCGGATTGATATTTACCGACAAATCTCAACTGCGAAGTGGTGATATTGTTTATTGGAATTATGGAGGAGATCCAAATGATGTTGATCATGTTGGGATATATGATGCCAAAACTGGAACAGTAATACAAAGTGGAGATCATGGAGTTGCGGAAATTTCACTTGATTATGCAAATATTTCTGGTTTCGCAAGACCTAGAGGAAGAAATGTATCCATAGAAGATAAAGATAAAGCATGGGATGCTTATGTTACCCAAGTTAATTATAATAATGCAATAAAAAATAACCATAAGAAAAGAATTATTGATAGCGTGCAACAAGAAATGTGGAATAAATTTAAGTCTGGTGTTATTGATCCTAACGAGTTTCAAAGCCTTGTATATAATGTTTCTGGCGGCGATGTTGATATTGAAATGAACCTTTTAAAATTCGGCAATGACTTGATTGGAATACAAGGTAAAGCAGCTGCTGAATCTTCTAACGGTGCAGTTTATAAAAAAATTAAGGATGCAATTACCGATGGCACTGTGACTCCGTCCGAGGCAGTATCATTAATCAATCAAAACGCAACTATGTTGGGTAGTGCTGATAGAAACAGATTATTGTCTTTGGTTAGAGAACAAGACCCAAGAAATAAAGAGATTGATAAACGATTGATAACTATAGTTAATGAAACTATAGACGATAAAATGGAACGAGGAGAATTGCAGGCGTATTTGGATAGTGCATTGGAGAATGTCACAGATCCTGAGGTGAGATTTGCAACAGGAATGGAAGTTTTGAATAAAGCCTTTGAGAACAAAGCTATTTATAAAAACTTTAATAGCAAACAACGTGAATGGGGTTCGTTAAAGAGCAGCCTTTCTCCGAAACTTTATCCTTATATAGATGCTTATCAAAGACAGAATGGCAATAATATTGATTTAGGACAGGCAAGAACAGTTTTTGAATCCATAAATCCTAATGATAAATACCAGGTTTCAGCGCTTCAATATGCTGCTGTTTATAATAGTCCTATGGATATCCAAGAACTTAATAAACAGATTGCGGCTATGGCGGTCCGTGATGGAGTGGATGCAGCCCCGCATTTACTGGATATTCCGCAGCAAAGTAATACGGCAGTACAGCAAAATGAAAGCACTCCCTGGTTTAGTGATTGGGGAGCCAGTGAGCGCACTGGTTTGGCGGCAATGAATTTTAGTGATGTTTTAGAATCTATAAAACAGCGTCATTTAGCGACATTAAGAGGAGAAATTAACGAGGAGTGGTAATATGGCAAGGTCTTTATTATATGATGTAGCTGCGGCCGGAAAGTTTATACCCGAAGATTTAAAGACGAAAGCATTACAAGGAGCTAATGCGAATAATATATCGCTTCAAATGGCAGCTCGTAATCCTGATTATTATTTACCTAAAAACTTTGAATATGATTGGAATAAATATGAGCAGATCGCACCAAGAACAGCAGAGGCGCTAAAAGACCCTGTGCTTATGAGCATTGCCGGAACTAAAGCTGCAGAATTTTGGGGTGAGCAAGAAAATAACTGGAAAAGTATTACAGCACTGAAAAATGGGTTTAAGAATGTTGCTCGTAGTGGTTATGGTACCGTTGCACTGCTTGCTGATTTGGGAGCAGATAAAAAAGATGCTGACCTGACAATGGAATCCAAGGTTTTTAGCGCAGATACAATAGGACGGCTTTTGTATGCTGTTGGTGGAGATAAGCTAAAAACTATTGGTACTGAAGCTAAACGCATTGGTGGTAGTGAAATATTTAAGCCGGAAGAAGTAAAGGCTGAAACTGCGGCAGGTCAGTTTTATTATGACTTACTGCAGAATGCACCACAATTAGCGGCACAGGTCGGCGTTGCAATCAGTACTGGCGGCTGGAGTGCTGCTGCTTTTATGGGCAGTCAGATTGCAGGCGGCCAATATTTAGACCTTACTGAAGCTGGGGTATCTAATGACAGAGCCAGAGCTGCGGCGTCGTTAAACGCTGTTGCACAGTCTGCTCTTGAAAAAGTGGGCTTTGGCAAAGTCATGGGAGCAGGAGCAAGAGCCGCTAAAATCGCAACTATGGGCGGTAAGGCTAAAGAAGTTTTTAAAACTGCATTGACAGAAGGCATTACTGAATGGATTCAGGAATACCCGGATGCCGCTGCTGAAATATGGGCTAAAAATGCGAATCTTTCCACTCAAGAGCAAATACTTAAATTTTATCAGGAGTTTGGAGAAATCACCAAAAGAGGCGCTTATTCCGGTGCTATTGGTGCGGTGTTTGGCGGTCTTGGCGGTTCGGTAAGCATTGCCGTAGACCGTAATGCAAATAGAGTTATACAGGAGCAGGCTGTACGTACTGCGGAAACGATGAAAAATAGTAAGGACGTAAATATTACTGCCAGCAAATTAGTTTTGAATCAAACGACAGACGAAAAGGCTTATGTAGATGCTGAAACCCTTTTTACATATGCGCAGGCAAATCCTAACATGGATGTAAAAGATACCTTTGGTATAGAGGTTTCTGAACTGCAGGCAGCTGCTGTTCGTGGTGAGGATATTGAAATGCCAATGGGTACGTATTGTGCGGCAGAGGCTCAAAATCCTGGCTTTTTCCAGGCTGTAAGCAATAACGTAGCTTTTGAACAGGGCGGTTATACAGAAGAACGCGCCAGAAATAAAAAAGCTCTCCAAAGCGCTTATAAAAAAGCGTTGGAGAACGACGAGGAATTTAGAACTGCAGTTGATACTTTTAGAAATGAATTGACCGAAGCGGGACTAAATCAAAAGGAAACAGGTGACGTCCTGGCTATTTTAACCAGCCGTGCTATGATTGCTAATCCTGATGACCCTATGCAGTATTTCAGGGATAACCCTGTAAGCTTCAAGCGTGTTGTCAGTACTCCTAAGGGACGATATATGCAAACTAAAAGCGCTAACGAAAAATTGATTGAGGATGAAAGAAACTTTGCTGGCATCGTAGATGAATATACTGCAGGGAAAATAAACGATACTAAAACTTATAATGTTATGACGACACCGCTTGCATTGGGTCTTGCAGGCGGTAAAATTTTGCCTGTAACTATCGACGGAAGCAAGATCAAACATATTTTTGACGGCCATTCCGATGGCATGACGCCGGAGCTGCTAAAACAAGTTCCACGTGCTATGGCTGACCCGATGATGGTTTTAGATTCGTATGCTGGGCGTAAGGTTGTTGTATTAGACTTAAAGGATGCACAAAGGTCTACTATTATTGTTCCTTTAGAACTTGATGTTGAACGCAATCGTTATCAGGTGAATGCTGTCAGCAGTGCTTATGGGAAAGGTGGAGAAAATGGCACAGATTATGATTGGTTTATAGAGCACAATCTAAAAAAAGGTAGAGTGTCATATATAAATAAAGAAAAGACTGCCAAGTGGTTACAGTCTCCAGGCAGCGATTCCGCCAGCAGAGGTAACGACCTTGACAGTCTTCTTAATAATAGTATACCAGATGAAAATGCACTCCGCAAGAGACGAGAAGAAATGCAGGGATACTACCAGACAGCTTTTCACGGAAGCCCACATAAATTTAATAAGTTTAATTTAGAAAATATCGGAACAGGTGAAGGTGCTCAGTCTCACGGCTGGGGACTGTATTTTGCTAAAGATCGTAGTGTAGCAGGGAATAGATATAGATTTATAGGAAAAGCAGCTGATAATTCTGTAACTTTTGGTGGCAGGCCGATTATGGAATTATATGATTCCTTAGAACGTCAGGCCGGTACTATTTCAGATAATGCTGAAGCCCAGAAATATTATGATAAGATGGCACTGATTGAAGATATAGAATATAAGGGATCGACTGTTGATATTAACGAAGAAAATTTTTCTCCTGCAGCGGTAAAATGGTTTAAGAGAGAAATTAAACCACGGTTAAGAATAAAAGGATCGCTTATCGAAGTAGACATCCCAGAGAATAATGTTTTGCTGGATGAACAAAAAACACTTGCCAAACAGGATGAGAATGTAAAAAATCTGCTTAAAAATTTTTATAAATCATTAAGAAGCGAACAAAGAAGTGCAGTAAAAGAACAATTAAAACAGTCAGTGCGAAAAAATGAAACCAGCGAGGAATATTCAGAAAAAATTAATAAAACGAGAAAGAGAGATTCAACTTTATCAAGATTAAATAAAATTCTTAAGCCGTTGCCAGATACAGCACCAAAATTTATACAAAGAGCAAAAGAGTTGTCAATGTCGGAATTAAAAGGAGAAGGATATGATATTGGACGGCTGAAAACAGATCAACAATATTATGATAGTATCGTAAATTCTCTCCAAGCAGAACAAAAAGAATTACAAGCGGCTATTGCGGCAGAAGAACAGACCATCCAAGAGGCCTATAATAAAGAGTTAGAAACTATAGAGAAATCTAGAGGAGCAGGTCTTTTTAACAGTAATGCTATTACAGGAGATAATTTTTATGCAGCATTATCAGAAGTTTTGGGTGGAGCGAAAGAAGCATCGATTGCTTTAAATAAGGCAGGAATTAAAGGCATTACTTATTACGGTGATCTTGATGGGCGTGCTTTTGTAGTATTTGATGATAAATCCATAAAGATTCTTAACAAGTATAATCAAAAAGTTAATAACGATAAGAAAGGTTCTATCACCTGGGACGAAGAAGGTAAAGCAATTATCAGCCTGTTTGAAGGTGCTGATATGAGCACTGTTATTCATGAAGCTGTCGGCCATTACTTTATTGAGAACCTCATGCGTGAAGGAGCACTCCCTAATGCTACAGAGCAGATGAAAAAAGACCGTCAGACTATGCTTGATTATGCCGGTGTCACTAAAGACTGGGATAGCTTGTCGCAGGAAGAAAAAACAGCAGCACATGAACGCTTGGCAGAGGCCGCAGAAACTTATATGCTTGAAGGCAAGGCACCTTCAAAAGAGTTGCAGCCGGTATTTAACAGGTTCAAAAAATGGCTGCTTGCTGTTTATAACGCCGTTTTTTCGGATAAGCGCAGTAAAAATGCTGTTCCAATCAACGATGAAGTAAGGCAGGTTTTTGACAGGATGCTGGCCAGTGAAGAGCAAATATCAGAAATGGAGCGTATTGACGGTTATTTTTCTGCTTTGCCAGATGTTGTGTTAGATGCACTTTCAGAACCACGTAAGCAAATGCTGCGTAATTTTGCTGCTAAAGCTCACGATAAGGCAGTACAGTTATTAACAAAAGAAAGCCTTGTTAATTTCAATCAGGAGCGTAAAGACCGAATTCAAAAATATCGTGAAGATGTAGAGCCGCAGGTCAAAGAAGCGATTGCAAAACAGCCGTTATATATGGCTTCGGAGCAGATACTTGATATTGCATCTGATTTAAAAACAGCGAAGGGCGTAGCTAACAGATATTTAGAAGGTAATTTTGATGAAAGTAAAATGGCAACTTTTGATATGATAGCTGAAGCTAATGGTTTTACTTCCGGTGACGAGCTGGCTAAAACGATTATGTCAGAACCATCTTTTAATGGTGCGGTTAACAGACATATTGATGAAATGGTGCAGGACGCTTTCCCTGATATTTACAAAGAGAGAGGGCTTGCTGAAGAAGCTGCGCGTGATGCTATGTATAATGACGAGAGCGGTCTTTTGATAAATACAGAAGCACAGCTTATTGAGGATAAAGCACAAGGCTTGTTAAAGGGTCAGCGTGATGCTGAAACTCTTAGAAAACTTGCTGTTGCACGCAGGCAAACAGCTAAAATTCAGGCACAGATGGACCTACAGAACAGAGTGAAATTAAAGGAGGCTTTGAATACCCAAAAGTATATTACTGCCGAACGAAACGCTGCGGCTAAAGCTGCTGTAGCATTGGAAAATGATGATTATTCTGCTGCGGTCCGATATAAAAACGTCCAGGCGTTTAATCATGCTTGTGTAGTTGAAAGCGTAAGACTACGTAATCAGTATGTTAAGTGGCAGAATTATTTCAGGAAACAGGCTAAAGCTAAAAGGGAAACGTGGGGTAATGAAAGAAACTTTATTCAAGCAGCAGCAATTATGGAAAGGTTCGGTTATAAGCGTAAAGATTATTCTGATTTTGAAAAGACAGAAACTTTATCAGACTATCTGAATGATATGGATGATCTTTATGACAATGTTGCAGTTGCCGATTGGATAATGTATGAGGATGTTAGAATTACAAATCCTCGTGAACGTATGACGGCAAGTCAGCTTGAAGATGTAGTAAATGCGCTTAAAAATATCAAGGCGATCGCTAAACAGGAAATGAGTATCAACGCTTTACAGAAAGGTGTTACCTATGCTGAATTTAAAGCTGAAGCACAGGAAACACTTAATAAGCTGAAAACTATATGGAAACCGCAGGTTGGCGTTACACAGCAGCCTACAGTAATGGAGAAGCTAAAAGCGTCTTTACGCAGTACTGACAATCTTTTTGAAATGATGGACGACTGGCAGTATGGATTTTTCAGCAAACATTTTGGCGCAGCTATTCGAGAAGCAGCCGATAATGAAACAAGAAAAATTTTAGAATATGAAGAAAAAACAGCGCAGGTTTACAGGGAGTGGCTACCGGATAAAGCTGCAGAAAAGGCGGCCGATTATCAGGAAAAATATGACGAGCTAGGTACTTCTGTAGATAAGCACGTTTTAGTAAAAATGCTTATGAATTTAGGCAACGAGAGCAGTGCTAGAGTATTGTGCAGCACTAGACCGGTAGGCTTTGAAAGTTCTGCCTTGTGGGTAGATGGCGATATCGTACAGACTAAAATCAATTTGCTTGACTTCTTAGGGCGTAATCTTACTGAAGCGGATATAAAATATGCACAGGCTAAGATAGACATTGCAGAGATGTACTGGTCTGAAATGGAAGCTCTTGAAACTCGTTGGACAGGGTTTAGTCCTAAGAAAGTAGAAGCGTCGCCTGTAGAGCTGACGTTATCAGATGGTAAGACTGTTGTTATGCGTGGCGGTTATTTCCCGCTGATGCGTGACGGTGATACTGGTTCTAAACACGCTGGGCAAGAAGTTATTTCTGATACTGATCCCAGACAAGGCCGCAATATTAGAACAATGAGCACCAGACGAGGCCATTTAAAAGAACGTGTTAAGGCTAAATATCCTGTTAATCTAAAACGTGGAGCAGAGTTTAATGTTGCTATGGATGCGATACATGATCTGTGCTTCCGTGAGGTTATGGGGGATTTCCGTAAAATTATGAACGATCAGGAAATGTATACTCTGATTAAAGAAAAATTAGGTTTGGCCGATTTCTCTGCCTTTAAAGAATATCTTGAACGTGCGGCAAATCCTCAAGGTACTAACAGCGGTTCTGTTGGTGAAAGCTGGATGGGCAGTGTTGCTAACTGGCTTAGGGCTCGTACTGTAAACGCTGCTATTATGCTTAACCTTAAAACTGCCGTTCAGAACTTGGGTAATCCTTTGCTGTATGGTAATGCTGTAGATGGTTTTGGATATAGTGATGTCGTTGCCGCTGTGAGCAATTACAGTATGAATATGCAGCTTGCAGAGGGCTATAAATCGGCTAAGGAATTTGTTTACAGCAAATCCCCTTGGATGAAAGAAAGGTCTGTGCTTCCGGATATTTCCCTGCGGGATATGAAAGAAATGGAAAGCTTGAATCCTATAGAAAAGAAAGCTGTTGAATTTGGCACAAGATTGCTGGTCACTACTGATAATATTTCTGCTATTCCGGTATGGATGCAGGCGTATGGCAAAAAAATAAGGGCTGGTGCAGGCGAAACAGAAGCTGTGGACTTTGCCAATACGGTTATTAGACGTACACTTGGCAGCAGCAGAGTTACGGAGGTTGCACCGCTTTTGCGTGGCGGACCTATGCTTAAACTGTTTACTACATTCCAAGGCTTCTTCAATACACAATATAATCAGTGGGCCAGAGAGTATAACATCTTCTTAAAAGAAAAAGATATAATGCGTCTTACTTCGTTTGTGGGAGCTAAGTTTGTAATGTTTGCTTTTATAAACTTGATGTTGTCGGCCGAAGATCCATTTGAAGAAGATAAGGATGAATATCAAAAGATATCAAAAGAACTGCTTACTTACCCTATGAGTTTAGCCGGACCGGTTGGGCAGGTTGGTAATGCTATTTGGAGCAGGGCTTTAGGCATGCAGACTTACGGGTATAGAATGACAGCAGTACAAGGCACGATAGAGCAGATGGAGCGTGCTGCCGGTAAGGTGCAAAAGGTTTACCAGGGCAAAGCAGATTATGACGAATTGGTTGAGCCTACTGCAACATTTGTTGGAACAGCATTAGGCGTACCTGCACAGTTAAACAAATTATTCTTTAACGGATATGATATCTTGTTCAATGGTATGGATCCGGAAGTTGGAGACATCTTTAGACGTCGACCGAAGAAAGAACGGTAAAATAAAAATACCCCCTCAAATTTGAGGGGGTTATATTTTCGCTTCTTTGTCATTAGAAGCTTCAAAATATTTAAAATCATCATCTAAAAAGGCTTTGTGTAATTTTCTATCCCAAGATTCAACTAATAGGTCAAATGGCGAACTACCCAAGTTTATTGTTGTTTACTGTTTTTTATCTTCTTTTTCCTCCTTCTTGTCTTTTTCTTCCGGGTGAATAATGTTTTTAACAGTTTCTCCGATAGGCAGTTTGTCCAATACTCCTAAACTTGGCGCGACAGTTTTTACCAATGTGTTCAAGAAATTGCTTGTGCCTCCATTACCTCCGTCGAATACAGTGATATTGCCTAAGTTCATATGTTCGAAGGCTTTTACCTGTTCGCCTGCTATTTCTTTCCACTGATCTACCATCTTGTATTGAATAGCAATAGCCGGGTTTGATTCGGCAGCTTTCACCATGGCTTCGAAACCTTCTGCTTCTGCCAGTAACGAGCGTTTTTTACCTTCTGCTTCTGCTTCGAGTTTCAGTTGAATCGCTTTTGCCTCTGCCTCTGCCTGTGCCAGTGTTGCTTTGGCACGGGCTTCTGCTTCACGGGTGATTTTTTCGGCTACGGCTTCTGCTTGCAGAATAGCTTCTTGGCGGGCAACTTCTGCCGGTACTATTTTTTCTGCTTTCAGAGATGATTCTACTTTTCGTGCTTTTGCCTCTTCCACTTCTTTTTGAGCGATTTCTTTAGCTGTCTGTACGGCTGCTTCCGATTTGGCCGCAGCTTCACCGGCTTGTTTGTCGGCATTGGCTTGGGTTACGGCCAGTTCGGAGTTAGACAACGCGATTTCTTTTTGTGCTTCGTTTCGTCCGATGGCAGCTTTCTTTTGTGCTTCAGCTTGTTTGATCTCCATGTCGGAGTTCAACTCTGCAATGCGGCTTTCCTTTTCGGTATTGGCCTGCTCTATCCGGATATTCTTTTCTGCTTCTGCTTTAGCCACTTGCGATTCTTTTTCCGCATTGGCGATAGCTACTTGGGAGATACGGTCTTTATCGGCATTGGCTACGGAGATTTCTTGCAGCTTTTTGGTTTCCGCAATGGCGATATCTTGGTCTTTACGAGTCTCGGCCACTTTGGTTTCACGTTCTTTAATCTGGTTGGCAATCTTGATAGCACCCAGTTTTTCCTGTTCTTCAATATTGGCTTGTGCCTCGTTTTGAGCTTTACTTTCCGCTTCTTTTCCTAAATTGACGATATAATTGGCAGCATCGCGAATATCGCTGATGTTAATATTCATCAGGTACAAACCGAATTTGCGGAGTTCTGTATCAATGTTATCTTTTACTTTAGAGAGGAATTTATCACGGTCGGAGTTCAACTCCTCAATTGTCATGTCGGCAATAACCAGACGCATCTGTCCGTAAACCACATCTGTTATCAGATTTTGCTTATCGTCCATGGTCAGCCCCAGCATACGTTCGGCAGCATTTTGCATGACTTCGGGATCCGTACTGATAGCTACTGTAATGGTAGTCGGTACATCCACACGAATATTTTGGGCGGAAAGTGCTCCTGTCAGTTTACAGTCTATCTGCATCGGTTTCATCGACAGGAACTCGTATCCCTGTACGATAGGCCATACGAAAGCGGCACCACCGTGATATAGTTTTGCAGACTTTTTATCTCCGCCTGTTTTACCATATACTACTAATACTTCGTCACTTTTACATTTCCGGTAGCGTGAAAGGATACCGATAAATGTAATTAAGATTACCGCCACGAGTATGGCAGCCATAATCATCATTTCCTGGGTCATAGTTCTCTTTTTTGAGTTTTTAATTATTGGATATATAAAGTTCCGTCCTTGTAGGAGGTGATCGTTGCTTTATCTCCGGTTTGATAGGGTTTACCTGATTCCGTGATAACATCAATTTCTCTCATGGCCCCATCCCGGCTGACTTGTACGGTATACTTTTTTTCGTTCTGTTTGAAGTAAATGGTACATTCTCTTCCTACTAATTGTTCTGTTTTCTCCGAGTGATTGGTCTGTTGCAGCTGGTAGGCTTTCTTATATAAAAACCAGACGGCAAACACAAATATCAGTCCGATGACAAATCCAGTCAGGTAAGTCTGTATTTCGGTGGTGTGCTGCAGATACATATACCAACCGAATCCGATACCGAAGTGGGTCAATCCTTTAAAGGAAACCACACTGCTGATATCAGTGTCGATGTCCGTATCTGCGTCGAAATCACCAAAAAAAACGGATAGGATGAATTGTACTGCAAAAATGCCTGTCGTGACAATAGCAATGGTTAGGAAAATATTACTACTCATGGCAATAGGTGTTTAATGGATCATTTTATAGATATAGTCCCCAAATATACATCTTTGGTTTTTATATGCAAAGGTAAACTAACAAAAAAATGGAAGAATCGGAAAATGAATGTATATTTGTACCCTAATTATTAAACAGAAATTGAAAAAACTATGAAGACA